TTTCGTCAAGGAGAAGCACAGCACCCCGTTGCATAGCTTCAACAACTGGTCCATTGTGCCAAACAGTTTCTCCGTTAATAAGACGGAAACCACCAATGAGATCATCTTCATCAGTCTCGATAGTAATATTGACTCGGATCAGTTCTCGGTTGAGTTGAGCACATGATTGCTCGACTGAAAACGTCTTACCATTACCAGAAAGACCCGTAATAAACGTTGGATAGAATAGACCGGACTTAACAATCTTTTTGATATCACTGAAAGAACCAAAAGGGACGAAGGTATCATCTTTTGCAGGAATAAGGTTTTGCTCAACAGCAGGAGTTGCTGCAGGAGCACTATAAGTTACTTCAAGTTCTTGCACAGTCTCTTTGGTTACTTCTAGATTCCATTTGCCACGACCAACTTTATAATAATCAAGTTTTTTAGAAACAGTTTGGTAAGTGGTGCCATTCATATCACACCATCCACGAATATCTGCAGAGGTTACATTGTTACCATAAAGTGCTTGAAGGGAAGTCAGAATGTATTCTGTAGACATGGAGTGATTCGTTTGTTTCAACTGAAGTTATTATACAATAAAAAAGGGGGTCGAAACCCCCCATGTGTACCAGTTTTCAAAGTGTCTTTTTCTTGTTAATTGTTTTTTTGTTCCGAAGTTGCTCATTAAGAACGGGTGCCATAGATTTTGGAACTTCTGTCAAAAGTTCTTTTTCTTCAGACACTTGTGCTGATGGAGATACAGGTTCATCCCCTAAGAATTGTTGCGTAAAACTTCCCATAGTTACATTTTGATTTCTGTAGAAATATTTATCATGCAACAAGTTCCACAAACTCTGAGAGAATTTTTTTATTCATTTTTTTCGACTTTAAAGACTTTTGAAAAGCATTCTTAATTTGAACCTTCGTTGCATTATCAGAAACCTCAAATTCAGAGTCCATCTGAAGGGCATTGGTTGCTAACATGAAGTATGCATTATATCCAGAGTTGTAGAACACTGCAGACTTATTCTTTTTCCAACTAACCATAATCTTTACAGCATTATCAGTATATCCATTATAAGTACGATTCATGCGACCAAAGTCAGAACCTCCAAGAATACGAATACCGATAAAGTTAGTATTTTTAAAAGATTGTCGAAGATCTCTTAGAAGCATATCAGTAAACTCATTGTATTGTGAGGGAATTTTATATACATGGCCAGTATTACGATTACGCAGATATGCATTATGAGAAATGCTCCATGAACGAATATTATCTGTACCATCATAATAAGACTTTACCGTCTTAAAGGTTCTCATAGCAGCACCTTCACCATCGGTAAGGACAACACATTGAACTTTCTGAACTCCAGTTTTTTTCTGAAATTGCGGAATAATTTGATGAAGTGAAACCAGTGCTTCATTCAAAGGAGTCCCACCCAATCCAAGTCTATGATAATTATGATATCCTGCATAGTAACGCATTGCAAATGTATTCCTCCAAACATTTAGCATTTGCTTTTCAAAGTTTTTGTTATTCAATCCACTAGTGAGAAGATTAATCATACAAATATCTTCAGGAATAAAAAACTTACCTACTTCACGATCATGATGCTGTTTGGGATAAACACTTTTCCCTTCATCATCATATTCAACACACTTATATGCATTAGAAAATGCATATACATCAAAAGGAATTTTGACTTTCTGACAGAACCAAACAAGATTAAACAATTGTTTGATAGTATCCAAAATACAATTTCCCATAGATCCGGACCAATCAATAATAAAAATCAATCCATGATTCTTACCATCAGGAACAATGTTTACCTTCTTAAAAAGATCTTCATTAAACATATAAGTATGAAGTTTAGAAGTGTCAAGAACGCCAGTGCGAGATGTGAAAGATCGTGCATAAGCATCTGCCGATTTCTTGCATTCAAACTCCTTCACAAGATAATTTACTTCTTTTTGTGCAGATTTTCTAAACTGTAAATACTCATTATCAGAATATTCAAAAATAGTATCAGACTCCATAGAAACAATTCTAAAATGCTCATCAATCTGCTTATGGATAATACTATTAGAAATAATAAAGTTATCCATATCCAGTTTAGGAATTTCAAGATACTGAGTTTCTTCACCAGAACAAGTGTTTAGACTTTTCAATTTCTGATCAAGAGAGTTCATAGTTTCAACTTCAGGTTCCTCAGAATTAGAAGATTCACGTTTTTGTGCTTCATCTAACATCTCTTCATGAGTCATTTCTTCATCAGACTCTTCAGTATTCTGATCAAAATCGGGATCGGAATCAGGATCGGAATCTTGTTCAATGTCTTCAGATTCACCAGAAGAAGAACCCTGAGGTTTTTCATGCTCATCAAGATTCTTTACTTTAGATTGTTCTTCTTTTTCATTTTTACAATACTTGTACAATATCTCAGATGCTTCCAGAACTTCATCAAAAGTTTCTGCATTACTGATTAGACTGACAATATGAGTTTCTTCAATACTATCAAAAGAAATATCAACAAAATTACCAATCTTAAAGTAAAGATTTACTTTATCCGCAAGACCATACTTATCAACACTATTGTCTTCAATAGAAAAGAAATCTTCATCATTCAGTTCTTTATATCCACGATAAAATGTTTTAGGAAGACCTGCATATTTACGCTTCATCAATTTTTCAATACGAGCATCTTCAACAATATTCACAAATATTGGAGGAATATTTACCTTTTCAATCCAATTGATATTAGGAGTAAACAATGCATGACCAACTTCATGTGCTACCAGAAGATCATATATACCGTTCGATGCCTTATCCCACATTGGGAGTGTCAGAACTCGTGTGTCAACATTGAAAGATGCAGTCTCAACCTTCTTATGCTCAACTAAGAGATCTTCAGTCGCAAGCAGTTTGGCAAGTTGAGACTTGATTTCGTAGTTGACTGACATAGGAACTTCTCTTGTATACACTCAGTATAGGGCAGAGTGGGGCAGAGTCGAGGGCAGAGTGGACAGTTTACTTACTGGACCGTATATCCTGACGATACTCATTTAGAGTTTCATTACATAAATCTCGCAATATCCAGAATGGATCGTCAAGACCCTCCTCAATAGAAAGAGATTTATTTTCTTTATAGTCTGGAAATGTTTCTTTCAATCTTTCCTTAAGATGAAAAAGTTTTCTAACTTTTACCCTCTTTTCATAATCACCAATTATACTTCTACACCAGTTAACAGAAACAATCCTCTCTCCAGAAGTAACTGTTTGAACTTGATGAGGAACTCCTCTATTGTAAACTACTGCCCAACCAGCATCTAATTTAAACTTTTTAACTTCACCACCAATGAATATACATAACTCTCCACCTTCATAATCAGAGGGATTTGATAAAAAAGTTGTAGTACTAATATCACCAACTATAGGATCATCCGTATGTAAATTATAATACTGACCAATAGCAGTTTTACTAATAATTGGATGTGTAGTACTACTCCTCAAAGAAAACATTTCATATTCTTTACTTTGCTTTAATTTTTGTCTTATATAATTAGCATACTCTTCACAATTTTTCAGTTCTAAATTATTTTTAGTTTCTTTTGTCATTCCATTAGTAGACTTGAGTCCATCTTGCCATTCACCTTCCTTTCTAAGATGATCAACTATTTTTCTAGCAGTCTTTTTAGAAAATACTTTAATTACTTCAAAATCTGGATTAAACATACTCACTCCACTATAGAACTAAATCCTTTAACTTTATCAAACTTGATAACAGAGTCAAATTTATCAAAAACTTCACTCTTATGAGAAATCACAAAAACATTAGAATCTTTCACAACATATCTAATGATTTTCATAAATTCATCTGTACCACAAGTATCTAGGGAAGAATCAAATACCTCATCCATAATCAAAAGATTAGTGCAAGAAGAATTCTTTAGTTTTGCAATCTCTCTCCAAGTAAACAAGAGTGCTAGGTCAATTCGCATTTTCTCACCCTCACTGAATGAAGTGTAAGAAAAATCTTCATGAATGGGACTTTGGACAGTTTCTTTAAACTCTTCATCAAGATTAAAGTTGACATAAAAATCCATCAACTGAAGATATCGATTAATCTGCTTATTGATAATCGGAAGATATTTCTTTACTATCTTAGTTTTTACACCATCGTCCCGAAGAAGATTATGAATTAGTTCAAAATTATCAAAATCTGCTTTCTTATCGTAAATTTCTGATATGATATTTTTGAGAGAGTCTTCTAACGAATCTAAGATTTCATTTTGAGTATTTCTGTCCTGTATTGATTCGGCAATGTTTTGAATTTCGTTTTCCAGATCTTTTGATTGTTTTTGGATTCCACAAATTCTAGCAGTGTTTTTAGAAATATCATTCGTTAGTTGGTTTAACTCCTTTGAAAAATTTAGAAACTGTTTTTCTTTTTGTTCTTCTTGTCTTATTTTTTCACTCAGATCTTGAAGACCATCTTCATATTTTTGGATAGAAGTATTTAACTCCTCAATCTTATTTACACGAAATAATTCTTCAATATTTTGAGTGCAAGTTGGGCAAACCGAATTTTTATTGAAAAAATTAACCTGACTATATTCAGTTTCTTTTTTAGTTTCCAGTTTCCCCTTAATACCACCCATCTTTCGGAGTGTCATCGTAGCTTTAGAGAACTCTTCCATCTCAGAGTTAACAAGATTTATTTTACCAGAAGTTTTTTCATTTTTATATATTAGATCAAGTGCTTCTTTAGAAAGAATAGTAAGTTTTTCTTTTTTGTCTTTAATATTTTTCTTCCCTTTAGATTCAATCTCATGGATAAAGTTTTTTTGCATCTCTACTTTATCTTCAAGATTATCCCTCTTAGTAGAAAATACCCTAATGTCTTCCTTACATTGACGAATCTTTTCTTTTGTAATCAAATTCATGTGAGAAAAAATACGAATATCAAGTAAATCCTCAATAACCTCTCTTCTACTTTGAGTATTTAATTGCATGAATGGTACAAAATTGGAAGACCCCAAAATTACAATCTGAGTAAATGATTTATAATTCAGTTTCAGAATCGTCTGCTCAAGATATTTTTGCTGATCAATTGAGTTTGAAGATTGGTCAAGAGATTCTCCATCTTTAATAATCTCAAATATATTAGGTTTCATTCCACGAATGATTTTATACTTATTTCTACCTACAGAAAATTCAACTTCAACAGTACATCCCTTTTCATTGGTAGTGTTAATAAGTTGATTCTTACTAATCTTACGAAATGATTTGTTAAAAAGTGAGAAGCAGAGTGCGTCAAGAATAGTTGACTTTCCAGCACCATTTGTACCAACAATTAGTGTGGTGGTGCTTTTATTTAACTCAACCTCTGTAAATGTATTTCCAGTGGATAAGAAATTTTTCCAACGAATCTTTTCAAAAACAATCATGAATCAATAGGTAAAACTAAGTGGTCCTTTGTAACAATAGAGTAAGTATATCCTTGAGATTCGCATAAGTCTATCAATATATCCTTATCTATTTCAACTATCCTATATGGAGGTTCGTTACAATCTAGTAAATACAAAGAATATCTTTCAGCATCAGATTCTTCATCAAATATAAGAAGAATTTCAGAATTATCTTCTCCGGTTACAGTATGAACTGCTCCATCTTGAACATAGTCTTCCGGACATAGAATATAAGTCATACAATCTCAAAAGCACTTTTATAAATTTCCTGAATCAAATTTTTAATCTTTGGTTTATTATATTCTTCACCAGAAAAATCAACATACTCGTTTAAAATAGTAAGAGTATCTTCAGATTTTTCCACATCTTCATCATTTGAAGAAAGATCGGAAATATCAAACATATCAACAATCTTTAATTCATGAATACCAGACTGATACAGTTTATCAATAAACATCTCAAATTGCTTTAGATCTGTTCTTTTATTAACTATGATTTTAACAATTTTATTTTCATATATTGAGAAATTAAAAGAATTAATATCCGTATCATCATAATATATTTTATGATACATTTTGAATGGATTATTGATGGGCTCCATATCAAAAGTTTCAGTATCAAAGATGTGAAATCCTCTAGGATCATCTACATCATTCCAATAAATCTCATAAGGGTTTCCCAAGTAATAAACTTTGCCATTATCACTGCGAGTATGATAGTGTCCACTGAATACTTTACTGAAGTTAGAAAACACATTTGCTTCCATATGTGCTCCTTGTTGAGTATATCCACGATAAGCAAGGAACCCATTCAGTTCTAGATGTCCCACAGCAATCTTTGCATCAGTAGAACGAATCATATTCAGAGTTTGTTCTTTATTGTCCGTACAAATCCAAGGAACAAAAAGAATTTTTAAATCATCAATTACTTTTTCTTCACATTCATAAATTAGACGAAGATTATCATACTCTCTTAGAAGAGACTGTAGAGAATTAATGTTGTTAGTATTCTTATAGTAGGCATCATGGTTTCCAACTATAAGATATGTTTTAATATTTCTTTGCTGAAGTGGATCAAATACTACACGTTTTGCCCAGTTTAATGACCAAAAATCAATATTTTTACGGTTGTCAAAAACATCTCCCATATGAATAACAGTATCAATACCTCTTTCATCTAAAGTTGGAAAGAATACCTCAGAGTAAAATTTTTCAAAGTAGTCATGAAAGATTTGAGAACCTTTCCTAGCTCCGTAGTGAGTATCTGTAATAAATCCACATTTCATTTATTTTTAATCTTTGTATACAAAGAGTCTTTAATATAATTATACTCAGAATCATAACCGGTAAGAACTCCTTTGTCAACATCAAAAGCAACATCGTAACCAGATTTTTCCATAATCTTATTCTTAATATCTAACTGCCTCTTCTCTTTCTGAATCCTTCTCAAGAAAGCAAAGTAGATAATCTGAGTAAAATATGAAAATGCATTGGTAGACTTTCTTGGATCAAAATTATCAACATACTGAATACAATTCTCAATTCCATCAGAAATCATATCTTCACGAAACATATAATTGATAAAATTTGGTTTGTATGACAAATGAGTAGCAATTTTTAAAAAACAGTCTCCAAGGTAATTTGGAATCTTTGGTTTTCCTTCCCAGTATCTAACCCTATCTTTTTTATCTTCTGGAATACTTCCAAATTGTTTGATATAAGAATTTTCTACTTCTTGCTTATACTCTACAAGTTCATTTAAAAACTCTTTATTATTTACATAATGCTCCTTATTATTATTTTTAGTCATTTTATTATTTTATCTTTTTACTATTTTACACAAATATATCATATATGTCAAGCTTGACAAAATCACGAATACTCTGTAGAATG